TATAATAAATATTTAGCTACACAAGGTATAGACGTATCTTTAAGAGATGATAGATTAGATGAAAAGTATAAATACAAATTTCTTAAAGATAGAAGACCAGGATTATTTATTATAATAGATGAATGTATATCTTATTTAGAAAGAACTCTATTACAGAAATTAGAAGAAGATGAGAATGTTCCTAAAGACTTTGTAGAATCTTATAGAGATAGTAGAGAAACTAGACTAAATGTAATAGCTAATGGTACACCATATACTATGGAAGATTTTAAGATATTTGCTTATTACTTTGCTACATTTGGAAGACACCAAGAAGATAATGTTTATTTCAATAGAGAATATATAGTTTATGGAACTACTAAGATGGGAGAATACTTAGATAAATTTAAAGAGAGAACAGGATATGAGTTTATAGATGTTTATTATCATTATTATAAGTTAGATGAAGAAAGAGAAGCTAAAGAAGCTAATATAGTAGAAAAGAATGATAATGAAACTATAGGATCAGAAAATATAGATACTGTAGATCTTAAAGATAAAAAAGAAGATACATCTGATGAAAAATTAATAGAAGAATTCATGGATGGAGTAGAATTTTAATTAGGAGGATAAAATGTCAGAAATAACTAAGGATATAGAAGAATTAATCCAGGATGAAGATCATATAGAAGTAAAACCTAATATAGAGATTACAGAAGATCCTGATTTAAATGCTATACAAGAAGATATAGCAAAGGAAATAGAAGAAGAAAAGAATACAGTAGTTCCTGAGAAAACAGAGACTGGAGAAAATATAGCAGATATACCTAATACATTAATACAGACTACAGATGAAAAAGGAATATCTGGTATAACAGATGAAGATGTTATAGATGAGATATTCTATAACGAAGATGATACAGTAGGTGGAGAAGGTATTATATCTGAAAAAGATATAAAAGATGAACAAGGAATCTACACTAGTAAGAATGGTGAGAAATATAGAATAGATACTATAATGAATCCATATGGAGAAGAAGAGTATGTAGTTAAATTTATAAATGATCTTATAGATTCTGAAGATACTAAAATAGAGACTTTTGATTTTAAAGATAAAAGAATGGAAAAAGCATTCTTCTCTCAATTAGAAGGATATGATGATTATATAGAAGAAAATAAAAAAGAAGAATCACTAGCTAGTATGTTATCAGAGATAGCTGAGACTGGTAAATATGTAGATACATGGTTACCTATGACTAATATATTAGTAAGAACATATGAGTTCGAAAATGATGTATTAATATTTAATTCTATATCTCCATTAGAAAATGATCTATCATTTAAAAATCAAATACATCAAAGTGCAACTGTTTCTCAGAGATTTATGGATAAGATAGTACAATATTCTAAAATACTAGGTAAAGATACTAGAAATATGAAATCATCTGATTTAGATAATCTATCTTTTAAAGATGCAGAATTATTGATGCTAAATGTTGCTAAATTATTAGCAACACCTGATAAACCTGAATTAGATAATGAAGGTAATCCAAAACCTATTGTAATAGAAATAGATACTACATGCGATAGTTGTAAACAAGAAAACACATTACAAATAGATTTCGATAAACTTGTTAAAGATGCTTATACAGAAGATATGTTACAATTCTGTAATGAGAACTTCTCTTTAGATGATACAATTGAAGGTAATATAGCAAGAAGTAGATTCTCTAAAATAAGAGGAGCTATGTATAAGAATGAAAAGATGTTTAGAAGAGAAGGAGCTACAGGATCTATAATACTTAGAATTAAAGAACCTAGCTATACTAAATCTAAAAATATAGAGAATAAGATAATGCCTTATATTTTAAATAAATATGAAAAAGATGATTTCTTTGGAGATCTAGTAGGTAATGCTCAATATATTAGTGCACCTATAAAAGGTAAAATAGCTATGATGTACAGATATGCTCTTAATGCTAGTAGTAAAAATAACTTTAATGAATCTACATCTAAAATACTAGACTTTAATAAAGATATTGATACTATGTATAATCTTACTTATATTGATAGATTATTAGCTGCTAAGAAACCTAAAGATGAAGAAAAGTTTAAAGTAATTGAGACTATAGATATATCTAAAATACTAACAGTTGAAAATGAAATAGATGACCCTAATAAAGTAGAAGACACTATAAAGAAATTATTTGATGAGATAGGAAGACTTCCTCAAGAATTAATAAATGATATGAGTGAGAAGATAGCTAAATTAGGAGAAGAAGGAATATTTACATTTAAGAAAGAATTTACTTGTGCAGTTAAGAAATGTTCTCATAAACAAGTAAAAGAAATATCTGCAATAGAACTAGTTTTTTCCACACTCCAGATACATATAAGCAGACGTTAACTTCCAAGTATCTGGAGTTATTTATACAGATGGATGAACTTAATATCAAAGGATCTATATCCTTTGATCAATTCAAACAATTTCCTAGATCATTCAGATATGCTTTAGTAGAGAAGTATAAGATAATGAGACCTAGAGGAAGTGAACAAGCTGGATTAGAAGATGCTATAAAAAATGGATTATTATAAACTGGTACCCATTTAGGGTACCAGTTATATTATTCGTAGAATTTCTTTTTATTAATTTTGATAGATGCTCTAAGTAATGATTGACCATTTACTAATGATACGGTTCCTTCTCCTTTGAAGTTTATCTCATATAATAAAGAATTATTATCAGTATTATATTCCATAGATATTTCTGGATTATATTCCTTTAAAATAGATGATAATGCTATCTCTACGTGATTCTTTATATGTAATAATACATCGTAACTATCTAAAGCGTGTTTAAATCTTTCTAAATCTATAAATAGATTAGGAACTTGTGGTAATAAACTTTCTCTACAATATATACTTCTTAATGCATACTGTATAGCAGCATCAACATATGTTTCCACTTTTTGTTTATTGTATATATTATATTCTGGTACATAGTCTATGTATTGTCCATATCCTTCCATATTAATTAACCTCCTTGTATTAATAAATATAAAGTTTTCATATACATATATCATTATAGTGTATAAAAAAAAATAAAATTTAAGGAGATGATTATTTATGGAAAAGATAATATCTATGAAAGCTTTAATAGAAGATGGAGTAGAAAAGTTGGAGTTTATCACTACAGTATATAAACTCAGAAAAGATAAAAAGGTTCTTCTAGAATTCTATGTAACTGATAATGATTTAATACATACAAAGGTAGCTAATGTTATCGATAGAGATACACCTCATATAGATTTACTAGATGAGATAAAAAAAAATACTTGATATATCTATGAATCTTAATGGAAATGTATTAGTAGACAGAGTTATACATAATAATCTTTTCTCTAAACTAATAAGAGATGAACTCATACCAAAAAGACCATTAAGTCCTGAAGGTTTTTATTTCTATGTCGATAATCTTCATTTTAGAGAATCTTTTTATGATGCTTTCTATGTTGAATCTGATAAAGGATTAAAAGGTGTAGAGTTTGAATTCCCATCAGGAAGAAAACAAATCATAGTACTAACTAGTAAAACTTGTTCAACAAAGGAAGATAAAATATTTTACTTTGAAAGATCTAGATAATTTGAAAAAATCTACTTATATAATATATAAGTAGATATTAAATTTAATAATGAAAACTTGGGAAGAACAAAGTTCTTTTAAAATTCTAAGACCCAAGTTATAGGAGGTATATCATGTTAAAACAAAAACACTTTTTCAATGGAGCAGTTCATATTCTATTAGGACCAAACAGAATTGGAATGGAAGGAAAGACAGTAATAAATGTGAACAAAATAATTGAAGGACCCAATGAAGATAGTTCATTCGTAGATATTATACATATACTGGATAACAATTATGAAATTGTGAGAGTAGGATCAATAATCGTACCAGAAACTATGAGTTCCAATATTGATAAATTAATAGAGTCATTCACTGTGTTCTTCGATGATTTTCAAAATTGTCACTACAATATGCCTGTATTTAAGGATCTAATCAGAACCATGGTTATTGATGAAAAATGGCATGAGTCAAATAGTCTACTCTATAGATTATTCAATGGTCTCATGGATGAGGATAAATTCGAAAACGAAGACGAATTTATCAAGATAAGATACTACGGTCCTAGATACGACAGTGACGGAGATCATATCTATAACGCATCATATGAATATCACCTATATAGAGATCATATAGATTATATTGAAAAAGAAGAAGATTATCTAGGATCTGAAGAAATGGACGAAGATCAGTTCTATGATGACGATGATGATCTTGAAGAAGAAGATGAAGTTGTAGAAGAAGTAGTCACTGAAGATTATAAAGGAGAAGAACATTTCTCTGAATATTCTGAAATATATAAGAAAGGAGAATTTGACAAGAGTAAAGTAGATCTTAGTTTATTCCCATTCGGTTATGTAATTGATAATACCGATGAAGAGTATACTAAATTACATATGATTACTCCTATAGATTCTGAACAAGCTTTACAACAAGTAAAGACTACAGTTGCTAATATAGAATTGGATTATAAACCTACTACAACTGAATGGAATACTAATCCAAAACTTTTAGAGTTATACGAAGAAATGAAAAAGTATAACTTGGAAGAAGTAGAGGGAGACAATTCTTGGTTTCATGATAAAAAGAGAACTATAGCTGAGTCTGAATACTTAAAAGCTCTAATGGTTCAAGTTCTAGAAACTATAGGATTGGAACAAGATTATGCTACTAAATTTTGGAAGCTAAGAGAACAAAATTAAGATAACTCCTTCGGGAGTTATTTTTTTTCATAAATAGGAGGTAAAATGGCTAGAACATATAAGAGTCCTTTTGAGGATAAAACATTTAAAAGTGTAGATGAGTTAGAAAGACATACTAAGAAATACCATAGTGATAAAATACCAGCAGAATACCATGGTGATATAGATCATTATCTATTCGATCATCGTAATGGATTTAAAGGTGGTAGATGTCAAGTATGTGGAGCTCCTACAAAGTGGGATCCTAAGACTAAAAGATACGAAGTATTATGTGAACCTATATCTGTTAGGAAAGTAATAAATGATCCTTATCGTACTTTAAAGACGTATGTAGATAACAAAGGTAATGATTGTAAAACTATAGCTAGAAAGAATTACTTAGAAAATATAGAAAGACGTAGAGGTACATCTAATCTTATGGCTGATGAAGAATACCAGAAGATGCTATTAGAGAGTAAGGGTAAGAAAGTAAGATATAAAGATAAAGAAATGATTGTAGTAGGATCTTATGAGGTATTATTTGTACAAGAATGTAATAAGATATTAATTAAGAATGATGATTTAGAATCCCCGGGACCTACTATACCATACTATAATCCTATAAAGAAGAAAGATACTTACACTATATGGGATTTCTATATAAAGAGTATAGATGCTATAATATCTATTAAAGATGAAGGATTTAATAAAATGACTAAAGCTGTAGAAGAAAAAAGAATAGTAGATACAGCTAAATTTAAAAAAGGTTTAGATACTAAATATAAATGTGTAATAGAGTTAAATGGTAAAGATGAAATTAGAGATTTTAAGAGAATATACAATGAAGCTAAAGAATATATAGAAGAAGAAAAGAGATATATTAAATATCCTAATTATTATAAAGAATATGAAAATAAAATATAGTACAACATATACGTATGGAAGAGATTCCAATTTGGGTTATAATGAATAAAGTCCTTTCTGGTTTATTCGATGTTTTGAGATATTTTTCATATTATTTGATTGGATGTGACAATTTCACCTGCAAGGAATTGTAGAGCATCTCCTTTAGTAAATTGGTTTTATAAAGAGTATACCTCCTCGTAAAAGTGTATACTGTGTTATCAATTTTGAATGTTATGTTTTCCTGCCCATTCAGGGGCAGGTTTTTCTTCTGCTGTTTTTATTTTTACATACTTATATATCATTATAGTGATTGTAATCGTAAATAGTGAAATTTTTATAACTAGTACACTATTAGGGATATATCCCGGATTATAATCTAAAAAAAAACTAAGCTTAGGAGGAAAAGTATTATGAAACAAAATCAAGGCTTTGATTACAAAGCTATGGTTGAAAGACCAATGTCAGCGGAAGGGAAATTAAAATATGGAACTTTCGTTAATCAGTATGAAGCTGATATATTGAAAGGAGCAGATCTAGGTATTATACCTATATTAGATCGTGCTAACTCTAACAATGTTATAGGATGGAAACTTAATGTAGATCCAGAAACTACAAAAGTTAATTCCAACCACGAAGAAGTTTTTGACTTCGGTCCATTTGGACAATTAAGATTCCCATTAGTTAAATGCACTAATAAAAGAATAACAGCTAATGGAAAAGAAAAAATTGAAACGTCTTATTCGATGAAGGAGACAGATACTCTTATTGCTGTAAGAGCTTTACAAGCTTGGGCTAAGTTATCTAAACTTATGCATAAGTTCTTAGAACCTCAAACTTTAACTCTTTCTAAAGAGTTCAGAAACAGAGGGGAAATTATGAGAGATAATACAGGAAGTGCTCTTGTAGGTTATAAATACTTAGAAGAATACTATGGATTATCAAGTTCTCAAAATCAAAATGATATGAAGAAAGCATTAGAGTTATCTGATGTTAAGAGATTTACTCACGGTAACCTTGCATATTATTTTGACACTAAATTAAAATTATACAATGATCTAATGGAAATCTTGAAGAATAATGAATTTTCAAGATTAGGCATGGATCCAACAGCTGTAGACTCTTTAGTAGGAACTGAAGATTTCCAAGTAGCTGGAGATTCCTCAGTATATGATATGAAAGGTGGAGTATATCAAGGAATAACTGGTGGATTCAATCCAATGGCTCAAAGAGCCAATGGTATGAAACCAATGTTGGAAAACTTTATAGCTAATGGAAATGGAAACTTTAATAATCCTATGACTATGCAGAATCCTACAATAAGTCAACCAGTACCAGCAACAGCAGGTGGAAAGATCCCAGTTAAAAAATAATAAATAGGCTCCCCTTGGTGGGAGTCATTTTTTTTATATAAATAGGAGGAGATAGATATGTTTAAACAAGATATTTTTAATCTAGAAATAGATGAAGACAAATTAGTTCCTGAAAGCGTACTTAGATTAGGAAATGCTTTAGGAAATATAAAAGGAAAATATGAAGGACTACTAAATATTGTAGCTTCGGTATTAGAGATAAACACAGTTATACCTAGTGAAAATGACACTAATTCAGTTGAGATAGAAAGTAAAACTAAAGTATTAGGAGAAGTACTAATGTCTATTACACAACATGAAACTGCTGGTATAAAATATATCCTAGTAGATGGATCGAGAGAAGTTATATTCTATGATAAATACGCTTTAGCAGGACATCTGTTGTATTTATTTGAATGTAGAAAACTTGATAATGATGAAGAAGTTATTTCTCCTATAAATATAAGTATAGTATCGATAGAATTAGATTAATTTAATAATGTCTCCCTATATGGGAGACTTTTTTTTATTTAACGTTAAAATATTCTACTTATATAATATATAAGTAGATAAGATATGGATGAGACAATCTCTATAAACCAACGTGGTCCATATCAATAGGAGATAAAAATGAAAATACAAAGAAAAATAAAAGAGTTATTAAAAGAAAAAAATATAGGATTATGGAATCCATGCTACTTTTTAAATTTAAAGGATGCAAAACTTACGTGGGAAGAGAAGAAAGCTCTTCTCCATATATTTGAAATAATAGCAGCTAATGCTTCCCCATCAACTAATATCTGCTCTGGTATTCAGTTTGACCTGGATACTCCAGGAGAAGTCGAGTACTTTTCACTGGGGTTCAGACCAGAGGGATACAATCCTGATGACTGGAATGACTACGAAGACTTGTATATCTTCAATTATTATTTGGATGATAGATCCGATAAATATTACATTGAGGACCTGTCGAAAAGATACGGTGCTCACTGGGGTAGTTTTAAAGCAGGTTTAAGAGGATGGTATGACCATCTTCTTAAAATAGGTAGAGAAACAAGAATCCCTACAAGTTATAAGTCGGTGGCTGTATAGCCACCTTCTTTTTTTTCGTTAATAAATTACATAAACAGACCTTTATTAAATTCCCAAGAAAGGAGTTACAATGACTATTAGAGAATTCATCAATAAAACTAAGTCTAAAAACAGAGATGCTGAAGTACGTAAATTTATTAATGATTATTATAAAAATAATGTAGAAGCATTAACTGATGGTATAGTTTATAATTACATAATAATAGGAAATACTGTATCTGAAAGAATGTTACAACCTTATGACATGGATATGAACGAATTTAAATCTTTCCAGAAGGTAAATCCTATTCTTAAGATGGGACATAAGGTGGTTAATAACCCACTTAAGTTAGGACTTATTACTTCTTATTATGATACTAAGGATAAGACGTTCTTAGATATGATAGGTCTTATAGAAGCAGGAAGTAAGTTCTATAAATACTTCCAACATGGAGTATCTTCTCCAGAAAAGATGAAATATGTTATAGAAAATAAATTATCTAATAAATATCTCATTAAGAAACATGGATCCATGTTTGTAGTTATACAAGAACAAATCCAAACTATGTTAGATAGTCCAGCTCTTAAAGAAAGATTTAAGAGAATGAATGATCAAGATATACATTATATTATTAATAGAATATCTACTACTATCAATAGTACTTATAAAGAGATAAGTAAAGTCTATTATAAATATATAGATGAAGAAGTAGCATCTACAGTAATGACTCAATCTGAGTTAAACTTAGATGGTAGTAAAACATCTCTTTCTAATAATAGTATAGATGTAGATAACCTAAAGAACTTGGTAATAAATTATATGCCTACTAATTTAGATTATGAAGTTCTTAATGTATGTAAGATTAAATCACCTATTAAGAAATTTGTAATGAAGAAAGTAATATTAGATAGAGAAAAGAAATACTTCTCTAGATTTGGTATTAAGTTTATAGATTATTATGTGTATAAATATAATTCTGATATAGTTAGTATGAAAAAAGATTTTATACCTAAATTATTATCTGCCAGATTAAATGATCCTGAAGTTAATAAACTGATAGAAGAGATTAGTAAAGATATAAGAGCTTATGCTGAACAATATGGACAAACATCTGGTGAGTATGAAGGATTAAATACTAATGCTGGTATATATGCTTTCTACAATGAGATAAAAGCTTATATAATTATTAAGATAAGAAAACTAATGAACGAAATAGATTAACCTCCTAACCTATGAAACCGAGATAAATTTTATTGGAGTATATATTATATAATCGATAATGATATTCAAGATTATCAATTAAAAGTATTCTCTACCATTCGGAGGATACTTATATCCAATATAAAATAAGGAGGAATCAAAATGAATGAAAAAAATAAATAAAATTCAAGCTTTACTAGCTGAGCTTGAATCTGAAATGGAAGCTAGTAAGAAAGAGGAAACTAGAGTAGATGAAAACGACGCTACTCTAGCTATTCTAATAAAAAGATCTGGAGTAGCCGACCAGATCTTAACAACTATGGAAAGAGCTAATGTAGCTCAATCTATAGTTGGGGAATATTCTACTGCCCTAGAAAGAGTAGAGAAAATAATGGGAATGAAAATGTTCCCAGAAGAAATCAAAAAGAACACGTATATGTTCTTTAAAGAGAGAAAGTCTCCTCTCTCAGATAAGGAGATAGAATTACTTACTATGATGGGAGATTTCACAATCCCTGAAATAGGAAGTAAATTTGAAAAAGGAGTTATGCAGGACTCCTTAAAACCTGCTGATTTCAGTAATGGAACAGTGGAAAAAGTGCTGTGTCCACAGCTGAAGTCAAAAAACTATTGCTTCAAAGCAGTAGTTGTAAGAAGAAAGTAGTCTGGCTAACTACTTTTCTTTTTTTCATAAGAAAGGAGATATCTGATGAGTATTAAAACTGATGTGTTAAAATATATAGAAGACAAACTTGCTACTGTATCTCCTAATACTGTAAATATT